AGATGAATAATAGTAGAGGCGGCGTACTTAAGCCCACTACCACCTCCCATTTCTTTAGTGGGAACATAAGCACCGATAACATCATAGGTGTGATTAGTAACGATCATTGGAATTTTTGCCGAAGCAAGTTTTAAAGTGAGCATTCTGAATGTACCTTTAATCAGTTGGGATTTAGTCATATCCCTAACTTCTTTATCGTTCAAGACATCATTGATCTCCTTACTGGTGGAAAGCATCCCCAAAGAGTCTAGCACAAACATACAGGGATTGCGATCCCCTTCTGCTTTCTTCATATACAAATCAACTGCCTTGAGTGCCTTACCACGAAACTCTTCTACGGTGACAACATTGACAACAACCAGGCGAGTTGTGTCAATACCTCTGCTCTCCAGTAAGGATCGGGTGATTGCAGCTTCAGTATCAAAATACAAACAGTATCCAGTAGGATTATTATCAAGGAAATTCTTAACCACAGCCAAACTAAAGAAAGTTTTTCCTGTAGAACTTTCACCTGCGATTGCAGTAATTTTGTTACCAGATACACCACCAAAAATACTCCCACTGACAAGAGCATTAAATATGTACGAACCTGTGTCCACATAAGTTTCAGTTTCGTCAATATCTGATGCAAGTTGTGTGTATTCTCCACCAATTTCTTTTACAATGTCTTTTAAAAAATCCATAATTATTTACTCTTTTGATATTTGTAGTTGAACCAATATGCCCATAATTTATTATATAATTGTTGATTTGATTTAACTTTTTCAAGCATATACTTGAACTCATTTTCTGTAATAGGAAGTTCCATTATGTAAAAAATGATTCAAGGTTTACTTTTTTTTCTATCCCCCACCCAATAGCATCAAGAATAGACTTAAGTGGTTCTAAAAATGCTTTCTCAAATTGTAAGTCATAGTCTATGTATTTGTCAATTCCAAGTTCTTTTGGAAACTCAGAAATAAAAGAAATCACATTCTCACGAATAATATTTGGAGTTTTCAAATAAATATATTTTATTTTTTCCCCATTATTAATAAGTGAATACTTATTTGTTAGTTTATTTTCCTGAATATAATGATTAAAAAGAAGTGCCCCACGAACATGAATTGGAGTTCCTTTTATATAAATTTGAGAATGTGATCGGTATTTTTTCACGTCAGAGACAGTTCTTGGAGATGCAATTTGTTCTGGGGAAAGTTTTTTAAAGTCAGAACGACACTTATTGATAAACTCAATTACCTGATCTTCAGTTCCACTCATCATAAGTTTGAGAGCATCTTTAATCATTTGGCGGCAAGGAGCAGGAGTAGAAGATTTGACTGCTTCAATTCCCATCATCTTGAGTTTGGGTTGATCGTAGCGAACACCTTCACTATCCCATACATTCAGAATATAACGTTTCTTGGCAGTCCAGATTCCACGGTCAGCAATATTCTCCCGTTTCATCTGCATCTTCTGGTCATAAGCATTCACATATTCTGCCAATTCTTGATAGGAACTTTCAATATATTTTTCAAGTTCTGCCTTAGCAATTTTATCAAGAAATGATACAACACTTTCAGTCGTTTTTTCTTTTCCTTTATATACAGACTCCACTAAAGGACCCATATTAAGATAAATGGAATCGGTATCTGAAGCAATCACATAATCTACTTCCTTAGTTTTAAGAATTTTATTGAGATAATTGTTAATCTTCGTTTCAATCCAACGAATTGATACTTGACCCGAAAGAGTAATTGCTTCAGCATTCGCAAGTTTAAAATAACGGAAGTATTGATTGCCAATAGCTCCATAAGCAGAATTAAGAGAAATCTTTTTTGCCATTTGGATGTTGTTGCACCTAGCAATCTCTTTTTCCAATTCCTTTGATTTTTTCTTCTCATATGCTTTTTTAGCCTCAATCATTTTCTTTTTAAAAATGACCCGCTCATTATACATTTTCTCCATTAATTCCGGAAGGAATCCACGAATATCTTTACGATACATCGCACCATTAGCACAAACTGCATAATCTTGATATGACTTAAAATCAAGTTTTTGTTCTAAAATCTTATCAACAGTTACTGTGGGATGTTTTTCATCAACCAATGTTTCTGGGCTTATATTGTACTGCATAATTAAATGAGGATAAAGGCTGTTTAAGTCAAAATTAACAACCCAATCATATACACCAGGAATTGGTTCCTTCACATATGCACCAGCATATTTTGCATCTTTATTAATATTTTCCTTTGGCGGAATTACAATATTTCTTTTTTTGAGATAATTGTAAATAATAGAATCCCACATTCTAACCTGATAGAATACATCAGAATAATTTACTTTAGCATCATAAGCCATTGTAAGTGCCAATTCAATTAGTTTCATCTTGTCTTCTAGGCGATCAACAAGTTCCACGTCTTTGATGTTGTATTCTATAAACTTCTGCCAACCGTTAGTATAAAAATCTTTGAAGGTATCAAATTCACTGTGATCTAACTTTTGCTGCCCAAGTTCTACATTTGCAATATGATCTAATCGATATGATTCTTGATTCGTATAAGTAAATTTCTTATACAATTTAAGATAATCAAGTTGTGTAATGCCCCCCACATCATAGGCAATATGTTTACGACCAGAAATGTATATTTCATCTTCGGTTACCAATCCCCAAGGTGACATACGTTTCATCAGTTTTTCACCAAGAACCCTATCTAGACGACGAACAAGATATGGGATATCATATAATTCACTGTTCCATCCGGTGATAACTTCTGGGGCATTATCCATCCACCAGTGAATGAAATCATTTAGAAGATCATACTCATTAGAAAATCCACGATACTGAACATTCTTTTGATTATTTTTAAACTCACCCTGCCCCCAAGTGCGAATCTGTTTGGTATTATAATCTTGAAGAGTAATGAGCAACATTTCTTCAGCAGCATTTTCTACATCAGGAAATCCATTCTCCGAAGCAACCTCAATATCAATTGTAGTTAATTTGATTTTTGAAATATCAAATCGTATTTCATCCTCAGGATAATTATCAGAAATATACTGATAAATGTAGCGGTCATTTCCACAGATTTTAAATCCTTCTACTCCATCATATTGTTTAAGAAAATGACGACAATCTCTCACAGATCCCGGTTGAATTGCTTCTACATATTCTCCAGTAAGAGTTTTATACTTAGTTTCTTTTTTAGAAGGCACAAAAAGAGTCGGAGAAAACTTCTCACGAGTCATGAAACTTTTTCCATTTTCATAACCACGAACAAGAAAATGATCTCCGACCATTTGAACGTTAGTGTAAAAGCGTAAAGACATTGCTTAATTAATTAATTCAAGATACTTATCAATTAAATCGGGTTTTGGATCTACAATCGTTAAAATACTATCAGAGTGAATCATCATTTGCCTTTGCTCCGTAACATCAGGCCAAGGATTTAAATAATAATCACCACCAATTCCTTTGGATAAGGTAAATGGATTAATTAATCTACAATCCGGCTCCCCCAATTCAGAAGGAACCTCATCAATTTCAGTAATTACAATAGTATCAATTTTGAGAATTAGACACTTTATTGTTTTGTTCGTTGATTTTTTCTTCATACATTTTCCTTATAGTTTCAAGAGGTTCTACGATAGTAACTACCCAATCTTTTGGAATAGCAATTTCATTTTCACTAGTCAATGGAATCCAAGTTGAAAAAATAACTTGAACATCTCCACTATTAGTATCTTTCTCTTCTGTGAGAAAGATTCCATCAAGTTTAATTTTATGTGGATTACTAAACAAATATCCACAGGGAGTGTCTTCTAACACCAATTCTTTGGCATCAGAAATAATAGTTTCTCCCGATTTCAGTAACGCAATTTTGATTGACATTTTAAAATCTCTTATCCAATTCATTATAGCAAGAAAAAAGAGGGGTGTCAAGACTGATTCTGCCAGTCTTCCCCTCTGCGGCGACGATAATCATGGGTAGCCCACCACTATTTATCAATTAACATTAGCACCAGGAGAATTATTAATTCTATTGATGATTTTCTTTTCTTTTTTCCACCCA